CCACGTCGCCTGTGTAATGCATCCGGAGCATCAGCGGCTTCGCCTGGTTGAACGTCGAGAGCACAGGCATGCTCCATGTGATTGACGTTGCAGCGCCACTTTGAAACTGCGCGGCGCGCGTGTCCCCGACAAGAACCATCTGAGCGGGGGCAGAGCCATACTTGCGGAAGACCGGCACCACGTAGCGGAATGGCGTAGCCTGCCCGACTGCCGAATCGACATACAAGGTATTGGCGATCGCCTGTGAGGCATCGAGTGCCGGACGATTACCTGCGCTCGCAGTCGAATAGTAGACATTGGCGCCATCGCAATGGACGGTGTCGGCATGCCCTTGCAGGATCGGCACACCGGTGCCGCCCACAGCAATCGCCGTCAGCGTAAAATTCCCCGTCGTCATGTTAATCACTACCCATTTGCCGAACGCCGCCGGGAAGGTGAGCGTCGCCGGACTGGTCAGATTTCCGGTTACCTTGATCAGCTTGTTATATGCCTGCAATGCCGACACCGGCACTACCCCGCCCGTCGTAGTAAATGTCGCCTCCCACGGGTTATTCGGATCTTGCCAACTGACGTCGCCATTGCTGCTGGAATTCTTTTGCAGCACCTGGTACTGCGTGCCACCGGGCAGCAGATAGGCTGGCGTAATGGTTGCCAATACCCACGCACGCGTGGCTTGCACAACCGAAGGATCGATGGTGATCGTGATTAGCGACGTGTTCGATGCCAGCAGGCCGAAGTTGATGACGAGATCGGCAGAGCTACCATTGGCAACCAGAGGTTTATACGTGTCCGGGAAATTACTGATGGCAAACAGCACGCCGGAGGATGTGAACAGCCCCACTTCGCGTACCGTAAACCCGCCGATATTGGGCGGAATATCGAGCTCTGCCCACATCAAACTTGGATTACCTGGATCGACAGACAGCGACGTGATCGGCCCGGAATAAACCTGATTCACGAGTGCGCTGCGCGTCGGGTCGGGCGTGGCAATATCGCCGCCACCGCCATCGCCGACGGCGGCGGTGGCCAGCACAATCGGCGTATTCGTTGCGAGCGCCCGCGCATAAAGCGCAGCACCGGCATTGGTCAAAGTCGCAGAATAAGTCGTCATGCGACGATGATGTCGTCACGTCGGCACGGATGGGGATTGAGGATAGACGCGAATGATTTGTCCAGAAATGACCAACGCGCCCAGATTCAACGTTGCTTCGATAGGTGCCTGAATATTGATCGTCCTGACATGCGTACCGGCGTCGCGCATGCCATTGACGATCGTGCTGATCGCCGCCTGCCAGCTCGCAATCGACTCGACTTGCAGCATCGCCAGGCTGACGGCGAAATCGACATCGAAAAGGCCATAGCCGTTGTTGACCAGCTCGGGGTAATCGACCACGGAAACGGCAAGTCCGCCGTTCAACACGCGCAGCGCGGATTCGATGGCGACATTGTTGCCCAAGGGCCGGATGACGGTCGCGATGATGCGTGGCCCATATTGGGTATCTGCTTCGCCGATATTGCGCGGTACGCCGTAATAGGCTCCTTGCAGATCCAGCCATGTCCCGGATGCTGTGACGGTATTCATTTGCAGCAGCATCTGGCCGATCTGAACTCCGGCTGCATCAAGTTCAGCGGCGCACGCGTCCATGTAAGACCAAACGACGCTGGTGTAGCCATATAGGTGGTCGCCGTTGGTCTGCGACACATCACCCTTACCGTCGATCAGTACCTGCGAACTGAGTACAGAGAGTGCGGAACTGTCTACGTAGGGAACGCTATAACCGGGTTGCGCGGCAATATAGGCTGCCAACGAAGCGACCGTATAGGCTGTAAGGTCGATCGCCAATGGAGACGCCGTGCCGCCTGCCGGTGTGACCGTGAGGATGGCATCGCGGATCGTCCAGGTAAGGCCGGTGCCATTGCACTGGAGGCGCAGCGCGATGAATTGCTGCGGACTGCGATCGAATACGCGATGCAGGTAATTGATCAGACGCTGCGTGAGCTTCATGACAGCGCAATCGTTCCCGGCATGATCTTTTGCGCCATGGTCGACGCGGTGTCGCCGGCAGGCAGCGTCGGCGTGTAGTTAACGATGCCGGGAATCGCCATTACCAGGGCGTCAATCTTTGCGACCAGCGCCGAGCCACCAATCGGAATGCTTTGCAGGTAAGAGGCAATCGCTGCGGTGGCCAGCGTAATCAAGCCCGAAATAGTGACGCCATTGACAACGGTATCCGCCTTGGAATATCCGGTCGCAGCAGTAATGAGCGCCGCGACGTTGACGGGAATTTCGGTTGCGGCAGCAACGACGACCTTGACCCCTGCCGCCTTGTATCCCGGAACAGGGACGGCTTGGGGCGTGTAGTAGCCATAGAGCGACGCCGTCACCTGTGCAACCAGCGCTGCCGAGGTATTGCCGACACCGTTATGCACATAGCAGTTCACAAGCGCGACGGGCTTCGTGGGGTCGGTCAGATACGGCTCCACGACGGATGTGAATATCGGACGCTCAATTACGTTGCCGTTGGCATCCAGCACGGCGGCCAGACTCATCCCGTAGTACAGAGCTCGAACGGTTCCACGAGGCAATGAGGCAATGAAGGCATTGAAACGCAGTTGCTGCTGGGCTGGCGTCTCGGTATCCTGCCCACTCACAAAGGGCGCAAGGTTAGCGGCCGACACGAAACCCGCTGGCGACGGCGTCATCGTAAATAGGCAATTGGCGACGAGATTGGTCGCCGCCCCGGTCGTCGTCGCAACAACCGCAATTGAAGCTGTGGTGGCTCCGGCCGGAACGATGACCGCAGCAATTGCCGCATACTGATTTGCACTGACGGCAGTCGAAAATAACGTTCCGGCCGCAATGGATATTGGCGTCGTCTGTGGGGCAATCGTCAACTGGATCGAGCCCGTGGCTGCGGTAGCCGCCAGTGGCGCGAACGAGAACGACTGGTACACCGACACCGGAATCGCCTCGCGCAGACCATTGAACATCTGTTGATACAGTTGATCGATCTCTGCGGCTGGCGCTTCAACCAGTGTTCTGGCAACCGCGCCGACATTAAAATCGGTCAGCTTGGTCTGGGTGACTTTCATCCGGTTGATCATCGACGCGACGATCGAAACGAAATTCTTGATCTGAAAAGCCAAACTGATCCTCTAATACGTCGTGCCGGTCAAAGACGTCGAACCTTCAATCGTGACGGCGTCGACGGCAACGCTGACCGCATTACCAAGCGCTGTGCCGGTAGAACTGGCGACACTGGAGATGCGCGGGTCAGCCATTACCGTCGATTTGGCGTAGTCCGCCGCCAGTAATATATCGGTCGGATCGTTCTTGCCGCCCACGACCAGGCGCACCAGGCTGCCGTAGCTGGTGTGATAGATCAGTTCGCCCTGATCGGTATCGAGCGCATTGGTCAATGCCTGATTCAGATTATCCAGACCGCTGACAACGGCGAAGTCGCCATTCTCAAAAGAGAATCCACCATTCGTGAGCAGGATGTCCTGCCCGAACACCGCATCGGGATCGTTGGTGGCAGCACCCGGCGTTGCCGCTGGAACAGTGATCAAGCCGCCGGTAAGGAAGACGCCCGATGCAACCTTGGCGGGATCGTCCGTCAGGTAGGGATAGCTCATGCCGTTCAAGACAATCAGCTCTGCCCAGCGTCCGGCATCGCCCAACTCGCGTGCCGCGATCGTCGGCAGCGTATCGCCGTACTGCGTCTGCACGAAGCGATAGCCGTTTAACGGACGGTCAAAAGGCGTCGTCATCGCACGGAGACTCCGGCGGCGATGTTGGCTGCGGCCACGCCGAGTGTGGCAATCGACATCGGTGCGAGAACCGGATCGGAACTGTTGACCAGTGCGATGGATTGCCGGGCAGCAGGTGTGATCGTCACCGTGGGCACTGGCACGGTCGGCACAGAGATCGCCGGTGCTGCCGACGCAGATGCAGCAGGCGCTGGCGCGTTTTGCGGACTGCCTGCGACCGCATAAAACGGATTGGTGTCAGCATAGGCGCTGACGGGGCTGCCGCCATTGGTCGAACTGCAATTTGATGCACCGTAGAGCGGGGTATAGTCCGGATAGGTTTGCTGCGCACTGACGACGTTACCGAGCAGACAAAGGACGTTCGAGAACTCGGACGAGATCGACATGGCAGCAGCCATTTGCGCGGTGGTATTGGTTGGAATCGAGGCGATTGTGGCGAACATGGTCGTACCAGCTTGCGCCATCGCCTGCGCGGAACCGATAAGGCTTTGCGGGACGGCTTCAGCAGCTTGAACCAGATTGCTGACCGACTGGAAAATGCCGGTCGCAGTTTGCATGAATGACGTGACCTGGCCGACAACACCATTGACGAAATTAACCGCATTGCGAGCACCAGCGATCAGACGCTGAATCGATTGCAGCATGCTGGTCAAACCATTTGCCGACTGGCTCGGTGGGGCCGTATAGCTACCGATGTTCAAGACCAGCATCGCGATACTGAATTGCATCAGGAGTGGTCGCGACTTCGAGCGTCGCAGTGTAAAATTCATCGGCTGCACCAGATCCACGGTGGAATCGAGCGCGTCGACAAAGCGCAACTCGACGCCACGCGGGTCGAGACCGGCTTTAACTGCCGCAGTACGTTTTGCGTGCCAGTTGGTAAATACCTGATTTTTGAGGGTCGTGAATTGCGCCATGCCGTCGCCTTGGGCATTACCGCGCCAACCTGTCGTGCCGCTGATATTGATCGAGGCAATACCGGGGCCGAAGTCATCAGACCAAGCGCCACCCAAAGTTTGCTGCACGGTTGCGCGCGAAACGTCGGTGCGGGTCAACTCCTCGGGCCGGATGATCATTGTGAATTTGACCGGCGTGACGGTGGATTGCGTCATATCGGTCAGGACAAAACTGATCGGTCTGTCGCCGGACTTCTGGCTGCTTGGTGCTTGTGGGCCGAACTGCGAGACAGCGGCCACAGCACTTGATAACGACGACGCGACGGACGAGAGTAACATGCGCCGATTGTGCTGTCACGACATCGCCCCATGCACCATCGGTGAAAAGCGGTGGATTGCATTGCAAAAATGGTACCATTCAAGATTCACGGCTAGACTGACTTGGTCTCGATAGGAAATCCTATTCCAACTACTCCATTCAATTCATACACGCTGCAAAAATGACGATCACGTACTTCTCACAGAGATTTTCTCGTACGACCAGATTCTTTCTATTCCCTCTCTTGGCCCTGTTGACCATGTGCACTGATCGCCAGGCATCGGCAATCGAAGACCGACATCTTTATTCACTCTTTAACTACTCCGGCAAAGCAATCATGTCCATTGACATCCAGGATAGCGCTGGCGGACAAGGAGGTTCTGAAGATCTCTACAACAACTATGTTTCATTTTTCGGCCAAGCACATCTACCGAAAAGTGACGCTTATAGTTTGGTGATCCAATGGATAGCAGGTCCCGGACGGGTGCATTGGATGGAAGCACGTTTGCCTGTCAAAATTGAACAGGCCAAAGGTGAAACGATCGAAATCTATATGCGACCGGACCAGTTCGTATGCGCAAGCTTGGTCGATGAGAGTCACGAGACTTACCGGAAAGGTGACGAGGCAGCATTGGCGCGCGTCAATTCTGACCGTTCAGAACTCTCCTGCGTCCAACCAACGACCTTACCCGACCTTGTTCCGCAATCTCTCAAGGGCTTCAAACAGGATAGTGTGACGCACAGTTGGAGTCAGGTCGATAACAGCGGTTTGTCGTCGCTGACCTACCAGCACCTGTGGCATACAACGGGACAGGTCAAGTTTCGTTTGGGCGATGCGTTCCGCGGTGGGCCAGACTATCAGGACGAATTCAATTCCATCCGTCCCATCGGAAACGAAGCAGCATTACTTATCGCCTCGCCCCGAGCTGGCTACTTCGTCGTACTTGGTGACGAAAAGAGCTGGAGCAGCCGGGTTCTCGGTGGTGGTGAAGGCGACGAAAAGGTTCTGAGCAATACGCATATTCTTTTGGGGAATAAATCTGTACTGGATTCCCAAACCGGGACGTTTTACATGTTGCCTTTTCTTACTGACACCACGGAAAAGATCATGAGCGAAAGCAGTGACGGAAAATACCTGGCAACTTATTTTTATATAGAAGACAGTTCCAATCGCGGCGGCAAGCCCACTTTCGCGGGATTCGGCCTTATTGCACTGGAAGACGGCAGCGTGAAAGATATTTCAGGTACAAACCTGCCTGACATCCCGCCCGGTGAAAACATATGGACGTTTGCTGAAAACTGGTATCAAGCACACTGCGCATGGGCAAAACAAGGCGAAACGACATTGGTATGCAAATAAGCTTTTTTCAAGGTAAGCCATATATCGAACGCACTGACCGGACCGATTAGTTCAAGCTCACAGGCGCTCCGGAGATCACCACCGCACCGCCACCCGAGATTGTTACACCTCCGTTTGCAGTGACATTGGCAGTCGATGAGGTATTGACGATCACGCTTCCCTGTGACGCAATCGACAGATTGCCGGTCGAATTGATCGTCGTCGTGCCAGATACGTTCAGCGTCGCATTGCCTGTCGTCGTAGTCGTCAAATTCCCGCTATGCGTCAGCGTAACATTGCCTTGGGGGTCGATATTGACAGTCGCAACTATCGATCCAGCATTGGCGACAGCAAGATGCGCATGCACTGCCGAACCGGTGTTATTCACAATCTTCCATTGCTGGTCATAGTCCTGTCCGGTCAAATCCTCGTGTGCGGGGGACGCGCCAATGCGGAAATACGTGCCACTCGGGTGATAGGTTTCCATATCCCCATTGGCTTTGATGGTCGAGTAGACATCGCTCGCGTGGCGTTCCACTTTAAAATTCTTGCGCTGGAAGGTCATCTCACCGACCTGCGGAAACAGAAACCCGGTGCAGATCGGCACGCCCTGCACAAACATGATGATGCCTCGCACTAGGCGCTCGACCGGCTGCGTGATATCCCAACGCGCATCGCCGGAGGGAGCGCCAATATCTGGCAAGTCAGCAATCCCGGAGTTCGAACTGGCAGAGGTTGTCGCCACCTGCACATTCGATAGACGGCTGCCATCCTTGATCATTACCAAATCGATCGAACTGCCCTCCGGATAGGTTGCCACCACAATGCCGAGTTCTGCGCCAGTCATCATCCCTGCTTCTTCATCTATTCATCGCCATTTCTGCCAGATAGGGAGACGCACTGCCCGCTTCCTGCTGTATGCGCCCAATAAAACCCGTGCCACGTTCAAACTGGACGGTCGTAAAGTAAGAGCCGAAAGGGGTGTAGTCATGCTCGACTGCCACCACGTAGTACATACCCGCCACATTGCCCGGCTGGTATTGAATGTAGGTGCCAGCCTTGATCGCCTCGTTGCCCTTCAAGCGCATCGAGCCGGACTCGAATACGATGTTGTCCCGGTTCTGCGCAATGAGATCGATACGCCGCTGCGTGATCCAGTTCCCTAGTGAAGTCTTGTTGTTGATCCGCTGCGCACTTCTTGGAGTGCCATTGCCGTTATCGGTTTCGCCACTGCCGCCTTGATGGGTCTGCTCAGTCATCTTGCGCTGACCGTACAAGGCCGGATCGACGTTTGCGTAGCCGGTCAGATACGGTCCCTGAGTCGTCGCATCGACTGGATTTGCCTGATTCGCCTGCACTGCCACCATGCGTAGCGTTGGTTCGTAATTGAGGTTGTAGCGTGGGCCTTCCACCCAGAAGTAATTGGCGACATGCGCATCGGTTCTGACCGCTGAGATGCTGACCACGTCGGACCGCTCAATCACGGTTGTAGCGGGCGATCTGCTGCCCGCGAATATCGGCGTCCCGTCAACGGCGAGAAACGGGTTAGGACGATAGACGGCATAGGGCGCGTCTTCCCTGTCCTCGATAAAAAACTCGTTCCACGGCCCGATGTCACCCAAGGACTGAATCAAGCTATAGATCGTTCCGCCCATCCAACCGCCGTTGCCGTAAGGGGATACCTGACCTCCTGTGATCTGGATATCCGGCGTAATCGATT